CTATTTTTCCATTGTCGGCTTTACTAAACCCTCTTGCTTTTCCTTGTTAAGCTGTCTTTCTATCTCTCTTGCAATCGCATTCTCATCAAATAGTTTATCCACAGTTGGTCTTAGTCTTTCCGGAAACATTTTTAAAACCAAGTTTTGAACTGTCAATACAGCCTGTACCAACCTTTCTTCATTAGGCTTGATTCCCTTCAGCAGTTCTCCGAATGCAATCCCGTTTGGTATAAACTGTGCTATGTATCTTGCCATTTTCTTTTTAAGCAAATATCTGTATCCTTTTACAAGATATGTTGAAATTCCCTTTACTACAAATCCCGCCAATGCTACTGCCACCAGATTTATTATATTTCCTCCAAATTGATTTAATACATTTGTTAGTATGTTCATTTTACATCACTCCTTCAAAATATTCTTTTATAGATTTCTTTATCGTTTTCACATATTCCTGTTTTTTCTCTTTTCCGAGCTTCAAATCGCTATCGTTATCTATGAAAAACGGCTCAATAATGTTACAAGTGGCATTTGTCTTATAAAGCAAATAACTTCCTCTTGTTTCCATATCTTTAAATTTAACAGGATTCCGTTTCTTAATTTCATTTGTAACTCTTGGTTTCGCTCCTCTGTTATGGATTCCAAAAGTTTTGGAAATATTTTTACTTAATATCTCTGCCAATTTTTTAGATTTTTCGCTTGAATACCAGTAAAGTGCCTCTGTTCCTGAAGCAATTCTATCAAACGAATTACAGTGCAGCGATAAAATCAAGTCTGATTTATATCCATTGACTATCCCAATATTTTCAACCTTGCTATATCCCCTGTTATATTTTACGACTTCATACTCATTTTTTAATGCTTCCATAAGCATATCAGCAAGTTCGGTATTGTAGGCTAGCTCTGTCTCTTTTGTATGTGGATTAACTGCCCCGCAGTCATTTCCACCATGTCCAATTATTATACAAATTTTTTTCATCTTATACCATCTCCTTCAAATATTTTTCTTTTCTATCAACACGATTCAGCCATCCAGGTAAAAATTTTTTCTGTGACGGCTTGTTTGCGGCTAATACTCTGTAATATCTTCTCTGCAAATCGTGATATTTTTCTAAAAATTTATTTTCATCAACTTCATTTAATGCAGCTAAGCTTTTTGTTCCTAAAATACCATCTACTCTTAAATCAAATCCTAGTTCATTTAAAGCAGCTTGCGCTTTTTTCGCTCCCCAAACTCCAGCATTTACTATGAAATCACATACTGATAGTGCTATCTTATCTGATTTTAAAGTATCAAGCCCGTTTTTATGATAATAATTTTTATTATAAATATCTTTAGCGATTCCAAGTTGCAAATCTCTCATACGACCTTTGTAGCCATATTTTCTTGCATCTTCTTCAGTTATCCCGTACTTAGTTTCGCCTCCTGCATCATATTTATCATTTGAATATCCACCTTCGACCATTAGCAAATAGTCAAATATTTTCTCAAATCTATTCATTTACACCACTTCCCTTTCTTTAGTTTCTTTTGTATCTTTTTCTACTATTTCAGTTGTTAAAACAATATTTTCATCTTCAAACGCAGCGTCTGTTACTTTCAATAATTTTCCTTGCTCCGTAATTTCGATTCCAATTAAATTCCTTATATCCATTCACTCCACTTCCTTTTCATCTATCAGCTCCATATTTTTTAAGTATTTATATAATTTATACGGATTAAATTCATAGCCGATCCTGTCTTTTAGCGATTTTAATTTATATGTTAATGTAAATTGCAACGCATAGTCTATCGCGTTTAAACAGAACTCACTGCAAAAATATCTGTCGTCATCCTGAACTCTTTGAGCATAAAAGAACTGTCCCAAGATACCTAGATAATCATAGCCCTTACCTTTATTTTTTCCAAAAAATACTAAAACGTCATCTGCGTCTATGTTGCCGTCAAGCTCATAGATATCCATATTTTCTTTGTGCACAAATGGTTTCATTCTCACTCCGCCCGGATTTGCCAAATACACGTAATCATTGTAAATAAATTCGGCGTGCGAGTATTTTCCTAGCGTCCATAATGCTATTAAATGACCAATTAACCGTTTAGGCTTGTGAAAACAAATATACAGAGTATTCCTTTTTAGTTCCATATTTTTCTCCTTTCGATTGATTAATCGTGCGAAATTACACGATTAGCACACGATTATTAAATCCCTCCTGTTTTTTTATAGTAACTCTCAAAATATTCCTTTACATCAAGCTCCTTAAGTTCCTTGTCTGTTAATTTACTTAAAGCATTTTCTGCTTCTGTTTCACCTAGAATAGAACCGTTCAGCACCTTCTCCCCATCAGCAAATATTTTATCTATAATTTCAAGCGTAATGTCATCAATCACACCGTTTCCGTCTTCATCATAAAATTTCCATTTTCTAGTTTCAGTCCAGGAATTTTTAGCAATCATAAGATTTACTTTATCAGTATCACGAACTGGATGATATACACCTTCCTTTATTTTTACCCCTAACTGTATTTTTTTATCTTTTAAATCTTGCAACTCTTTTTTTATTTCGTCAATTCGCAAATTTTTGTTAAATACGACTTTCCCATTTTCAATTGTTTCATAACGCTGTAATTCAACAAGTTTTCCGTCAATGAAATATAAATTTGGATTTACTTGTACTTCCTGATATTCGATTTCTTCAACTACATCTCCAGCCATAGTTGGAGCGAGCATTGAAGCGTCTGTATGTGTACTTAATACTAGACGTGCATCTTTGTTGTACATTACTTTTAAGGTATCTTTTTTAAATTTTTTAAGTTCCTCGTACCAGTCTTTCCCATCTTTATCAATTATTGCTATATACTCAAATCCATCCTCAAAAGTTTTAATTTCTGTTTTTTCTACTATAAATTTCATAATCTCCTCCTTATACAAACGGAACATTGTACCAGTTCTGTCCGTTTCCGCCTCTTCTTTGCTGTAGTGCTCTCATAAAAGCTTGATCAGGGTGGTCATCTTTGTTCCAGTTATCTATCCCTGTTATCACATAGCCATTACGTTCAAGTCCATCATTTGCACGATATATAAGTACGTTTATACGTCCTGCGAGCCTTATTTCTCTCACTGTGTCATTATTTAAAACACTAGCTAAATTAGAAATATGACTATTAAAGGTCGTTTCTATTAAATTCATTCTACGATCTCTTTCAGCCATATCAAAATTATCCATAATCTCACACCAGTTTCCACCGTTCCTGTTCGGAACTTTGTAATATGCTCGTCCACCATTTAAATGATACAATCCCATATAATTATCGTTTGCATCGTACATGTTCAGATTCTGTGGCGTCCACAAATCTGCTTTATTTGACCTTATAACAAAGTCATTGTTGTTATTGTTTTTATACCCTTTTGAAAATGGGATGTATGGACTTAAGTCTGGTTTAGGAGCATATGTTGTTATTAAATTCTTTATATTGCTGTTAGTTGTAAAACCATATTCATTTTCAGTTGCTGGTTTCAATAGTTTACTCAAATATTTTACTAACGATTTTACTGTTAGTATTTCATCGTGGTTAAGATTTTTTATAAAATCTGAAACCTGTGACTGTAAATTATTCGCAATCATATTTTTCAAATAATTTGACTGATTTTCAACAGTATCTAGCGAATGTATTCGAGCTATCCCTTTTTTCGTTTCTGCTGCTGTGTCTGTATACTCTACCCTTTTACTTAATTCGTCATCTATTATTTTATTATCTTCAACAAAATCAATTCTTTTCGGATATTCGCTCCCTATCCATTGATTTAGTCCTAAACTTGTTTTTTTCTGTGCTGGCATTTTTTACCTCCTACTCTTTGTATTTCTCTATATCATCCCAATTTAAATTTAGTAAATCCCAAGTGTCCCAAGTTTTATCATATCTATCAAATTCGTCCCATGTCATATAACTGTAAACTATTTTATATCCTAAATGAGCTGGCTTATTTAATTCTATAAAATTAATAAAATTATTTAAATTAGGAGGTATTCCATAAATACTTGTAAATTTTATAGTAAAGTAATACTCGTTAAATACTTCTGTTACTTCAATTTCTCCATTTGTAAATATTCTAGCCTGCTCTTTTAAGTTAGCTGGCGAAAATATCTGCTTTGATAATAAACGATATAAAATTCTATCCCGCCTGTCTTGTAGACTTAAACTTAAATTGGATTCTAAATTCATAAATTTTTCATATTTCAAAACCTGCTCTTCATTAAAAAAGTTTAAAAAGATAAATCCATTATATCTTTCGATACCTTTTTTTATATTTTGAGTTTCCATTATCAAACTTCTTATTAAGTCAATTTGTAAACTATTTCTAGCAATTTTTGATACTGCCTTTATTTTACTGTTCATTGACAACAACTCCACTCACTACTAATATTTCGTTACTATTCAATGTTGTATTTTGAATATCGTTATTAATTAAAACTTTACAATCTTCCACACCATTAACAGACAAAACTATTTTCTCAACTCTGTTAATTGATAAAATTTTCTGATTATTCAAAGTATAAAGTGCTGAATTATCTTTTATCTGTTGATTTATTTTTGAGATAATCAAATCAGATACATCGCTTAATTTTACTCCCGAACTTAATATGACCCTCACACTTATCTCAATATTTTTACTGTCAAAACTTGCTACAGTAACATTAGCTCCAACTGGCCTACCATCGATCTGTTCTATTCTATTTTTTACTTTTTGTATTAATTCATCGTCGGCTATACTATTGTTGTAATTGGAAATTCTTACCCTTACTGTTCCATTTCCATTCCATAGCGGTTCAACTAATACTTTACCTACTCCGTCCACTTCTTTTGCCCATTTCTCATAATCGTAAATATTACCGCTGTGTGCTGGCTTTAATATTCTTTCTTTTGCTCTCGATATTAAAACGTCATTAGGTTCTTTTTCATATCCGTTTGTAAAAGTTTTTTCATTAGTCACTGTAAAAATATCAGCATTGGAAATTTCAAAACTTACTATCTCACCAATAGCACAATTCCCAACCTCTCCGCTTTGTAAGCATTCCACCTCAGCAATTGCTTTTTCGTCAAATGATAATGTTGTATCATAAAGCAGTTGGTACTTTGTACCATCTGTTTTTAGTACTATTGTCCCGGCAGGTATTGTAGTATTAGCTTTTCCTGTTATTAATATATCCCCTCTTGCCTTGGTTCCTTGTTTTCTAGTTACACCGAAAAGCATTGCGTGATAGTCTACAAATTCATCTTCAGTTGCAGTATCAATAAATGTTTGATTAACCCAAAATTTCAGTAGTTCATATATTCCTTCAGCTTCTATTCCGTAAGCACTTGCTATATCAAAATTAAAAGTTCCCTCTATTTTAGAAAAACCATTTTTTAAATTAGATAAAAACTTATTTCTCGCCTCTATTTTATTCACTGTATAACACCTCACTTCCCCCATAAATGGTAGATATATTAAAAGATGCTTTTAAACTATTATCATCGCTGTTGTAGTTTAATTCAAAATTATAACAGTCCAAAATATACGGATTGACCAGTAGGCAATCTTTAATTTCTGAAATAATCAAAGCATTTTTTATACTTTCCTGATAGATTGTACCGATATGTACATCTAAGTTATTTCCATAACTGTCAGAGTGTATTCCGTAAAAATTTCTTTTTGTTTTGAGTGCCTTGAATATCCATACTTTAAGTGCTTCTTTTCCTGATAATTCAATAAGGTTGTTTCCGTTTTTTAATGGTTCCAATGTATCAAAATCAATTGCATACTCCCTAAAAATTGGTAATTCTTCTTTTTCTGTGTTTTGATTCAAAAATAATTCTTCAAAACCCATATTTACACTCCTTCTATTGCACCACTTGGCATTTTCACTATTTTACTAACTACCACATAATTTATCCCCAACACCAAAACTAACACTTCATCTCCAGCTTTTAAAGTGTCTTCGAACCATATGTCCTTACTACTTCTGTAAGTTCCAGAACCTTTAATTGTTGAATGGTCGTGGGTGTGTGAAGCAGGTCCGTTTCCTATTGCCGTTTGAGTCGTAGCATCAATAGTTATTTCATCAATAACACCGTCTATTTTATACGTTCTGTGATAATGCGGTAATAAGAAATTAGAGCAGTAAATCTGTTCTGAAGGTATTTCCACGTTATCAAATTTTATTTTTAATTCAGGCGGCGGATTAGTGACACTAGCTCTTATAAAATTGTTGGATTGCTGTTGCACTCCGCTATCTATCATATCGTTAAGTATTTCAAACATACCCATTATTTAGCACCTGCCTTTTTCTTGTTTTTCTCACTCTTCTTCTTTTTCTTACTCTTTTTACTTTTTGATTTTTTCGATTTTGGTTTTTCTTCAAATTCAGACTTGTCCATCACATTTTCAAAAGTTAATTCTACATCACAATAATACATATCATTTTCCCAAGTATGCGTATCATTTTTTACTAAAAAACTACCAACAAGGTTTGTGTGCGGCTCATGTATTCCTATCGAATAACCACTTTGTATCAAAACATTACCAAGACAAGTGATATTTCCTGTTTTTTCAACACTTTTCAACATCTCTTTAGCATTACTGATATTATCCCTATCTTTGTCATACTGCATTACTTTTTGAAATAATCCGTATTTTTCCTTGTCTTCTTTATTTTCTACTTTATCTACTATTTGTTGTTTTTCTTTTTCAGTTTTATAGATAACAATTTGATTCACCATTTGTTCAATATCTTCACCATATTTAGAACTTTTTATATCTTGCTCAGAATTTAGCATAACATCTGCCAAACTTCCTTGTTCCACAACTTCTATTTTTCCATCATTACTAACAATAGAATATATTTTTTTATCTTTTCTATGCTGAATCGTATAAGCGTTCAAAATTATTTGATATCCACTCTTATTAACTGCTGGATAAGTGCAATCCACTTTGTCTTCAGGTATATTCCCAACTTCCAATTTCAACTCTCCACAAATTTCTTTTAATATTTGTGATGGCTTTTTCTTATTAAAGTTTTTCACAAAATAATTTTTATTAAGATATATGGAGTTATCAAAACAATTAAAAATCCTAATTTTACTATCTCCAACAACTTCAACAGAAAAAACTTTACCAATAAATAATTTATCAGCATCAACATAGAATTCCACTTTATCTCCTAAATTAGCAATTTGATTATCATCTAAATATTTTACTTCTAATGTTCGTGATGTTCCATTTATTCCACCTTTCCAAATAATTCGTTCAAATTTTTTTATATGCTCTTTATCATTAATCACAATCTTTAACATTTCCAAACTTCCTTTTTAAACTTTAATCAAGCTATCAATTTTTTCTTTTATTTTATTTTTTAATCCGCTCTTTAAATTTTCAAATCTCTCTTCCAGTTGATACTCTTTAATTGGTGAAGTCTTCCCAGTATATCGCTCATAAAGCTCATTAACATCATCAATCAATCTTGTCTGTTTCCTAGCTTCTATCAAATCAATTGTAATATCAATATCTCCTGTTCTCTCTATTATTTCATATTCCAACTGTTCAATATAACATTTAAAATAAATACTATAATTAGCACTTACCAAAGTTAAAACTTCTTTATTATCTTTATATTTCTCCAATTTTTTTATACCACTCATCGGCGAGTGAGGATTTAGTAAAAAATTAAAAAATTTAGATTTTTTAGCAGGTAAAAATGTAGAAAAATTGACTTTTTTTATGTTTTTTTCTCCTATTAATGCTACTTCTCCAACATCTAATATCTTTACAACTTCACTGTTTTGACAGCTCGTAATTTTAAAATCCGACGGTGGAATCACAAAAATAAACGGTTCTGTATCGTGCAATAACATAAATATTGATCTCATATTGAAACTCCTTTCGTAATTATTGTGATGCTTGAATTTGAGCTTGTAAATTTGACATCATAGTGTTATATGTATTTTGACTAACATTCTGTGCTATTTCTCTAGCTATACTCTCAATTTTTGCTGTGTCATTTATTGTTATATTTGACAATTGTGCTGCTATTTGTGCATTAGCTTGATGATTTATAACTTGTTCTATTGATACTGGTTGTGGTATTGGTGGTTGCATTGTGCTCAAACTAGTATTCAAAAGACTTGGCAAACTATTTAATGGACTTAATCCAGAATTGATAGCATTAGTTATAGCACTCGGATCAAATGGTTGTAAGGGATTATTATTTTGTTGTTTAGATACAAGTTGTGAAATTGCACTTGTTAATTGTGCTGTCTTATCTTGCTGAGTAAGCGCTAAATTTTGCTGTGGTGCTACCCTTGTTTTAAGTGCATTTATATCAAGTACAACCTTCTGCAAAGCTTCATATGATCTTCTGTCATATTCTTTTTGTCTTGCAATTCTCGACGCTTCTTCTTTTTGTGCTTCTGCAAGTGAAGGTACTTTAACATCACTATACCCCATATAATGAAATTGTCCATCTTTAGAGTTATATCGAGAAGCATATTTTGAAGGGTCAAAAGCATTGGTTACAGCTTGTTGTTTTGCTTTTTCTAATTTCGGGTTTTTAGGTTCTATTAGTTTTTTTACTATGTCTGGCGTATAATATCCAATAGCTCCACCAATTGCAGCACCTACTGCCGTTCCTACTGGTCCACCAATTGCTGTTCCTAATTGAGCTCCCCAAATTGCACCTTTGGCTCCTATAATTCCTCGCATTCCTATTTCTGCACCTTTTGTTAATTGTTCAGCTTGCCCTTTTAATTTTTCAGGATCTAATGCCCCGCTTTTTTGCCATTCTTCAACTCTTTTCATAAAGTCTTCCATCCACCTGGTCGCTATTGGGGCGAATGCTTCTCCTAACGATATTTTCAAATC